ACAGTCATAATAATCTTAAAATTAGCCATTGGGCTGATAGTGATGTGCTGGTTATTGCTAGGTGTCAGATAAGGATCATCTGGAGACACAATCACAGAGTTAGCAAGAACTGTGGCAGGTGGAAAAGCAAAGACTTGATATTTTGTATTATCTACTAAAGCTGTGGCTAAAGTAGTGCGGAGTGTTGTTATCGCTACTGGCGGCATTAGCCCACCATTGAGCGAGGGTCTAGCGCATGTGCAATCAATCCTCGCACCTTAGCGAGAAGCTGTGCGCTCATTCGGTAAGGGCTTGGCTGGAAATCGACTGCGTTACTGCCTGAAAGGGTGGCTGTACGCGCTTGCCAGATTTCAACAGATATCATTAAAGCTGCGTTCTGGATTGCTGTGTCGGTCGTGTAATCAACTGTTGCCACGGCTGCAACTTGTCCAAAAGGTGTGACTGTATGTTGAGGTTGTGCTGTTGGGGAGCCTGTTACCGCATAAGTAATAGATGTATCGCTCATACCAGTAATCGCTTTAGATCCGTTATGTGGTGCTCCATTACCAGTAATAGTTACTGTTTGACCTACATAAAAAACATCTTTTATAGATTCATTAAAATATAGAGTGCCCTCTGTTGTTGTGTTACTGTGTGCCACATTAAATGTGTAGTTGTTCCAGAGCATTGCAAGTAGGACTGCATCTGATGCATCGCATACTTCTTGAAGAACGGCATCAGTATACAAAGTACCGACTCCGAGAGTGCTGCGGAGTTCTGAAACTGTTGTAAGTGCCATTCCCATTCCTTTCTAAAGACTCTAGGGGATCAGAGGGCTACTGACCCCCTAGAGCGACTTAGTGTGGCGAATTACGCCTTGTTGTTCTTAAATGCGCCAGCGCCAACCTTAGTTGCGATAGCACCAAAGCCATAGTAACCAATCGTTACCTGACCTGTAGCTGTTGTTTCTGCGCGTAGGCGGAAAGTTGGTGACTCGTACCATGTATACGCATCTGGGTTCACAATAAGAATTGATCCGTCTGTGTCTGTGCCTGATGCTGTGTTTGGTGTTACATAAAGATTTAAGCCCGATACATTCCCCTGAAGCGCTGTAGGCAAAACTGCACCGCCAGCATTTTGAGGTTGTGAAGCTGTGTAGATTGGGCGACCAGAATCGTTAAGTGTCATAATGTTTGACCACTGTGATGTATTAACAATCATGTTACGAGCAAATGGGTTTGCTAGTCCAAGTGTTGCGTTATAAACAGAAGCTGCACCGCGAGCAACAACTCCAAGAAGTTCTGCTGCTGTTGGGTAAGTTACTGTAGTTGTTGCATCAAGTGATGCACCTGAAATAATGGCTGCATTTACTGCTGCATCTGTAGCCTTTGCATACGCTGCGCCCATGTTGCGTACTAGTTCATCAAAGAAGGCTGGTGATGTACGATCTAGAAGTTCAACAGAAAATGTCTGTTGTCCAGCGTACTTCTTAACAGTTACTGACAAGAAATCTGATGTCATATCTGTGTCTGAAAAAGCATTACCTTGTGCTGTTTCTGCAACAGTTGGCATTGCTGTGATTTTTGGAATCTCGAATGTCATACCTGCATCTGGAAGCACTCCACGAGTAATTGCTTCGATTGATGGGCGGATTGTTGTTCCGAGTGGGTTGATAATATCTGACAACTGGCGTGTTGGAACAAGTCCAGGGTTATTGACTGTGCTATCTGCTGCTAATAGGTATTGACGAGCTGACTCATCACCTAATGCTGCGCGAATTGAGTTTTCTGCATACTTAGCTGCTGTCAATTCGATGCGTGGCTCTGTGTAGTATGCTGCTGAAACAGTTGGGCGAGCAGCTTCAACCGCTGGTGCTTCAACTGGTGTTGCTTCGACTGCTGGAGTGGTGTTTTCCACGGTGGCTGTCTCGCTTTCTGTTGGTTGGATTGTTTCTTCTACAGCAGATTCTTCTGCTGCAATATCAGTAACCTGAGCAGACTTAAATGCTGGGTCAGTTACTAAACTTACTTCGATTAAACGAGCAGCGGATACATAAGTCACGCCGTCCTTGATCTTAGACTTGAGGACTTCTGCACCGATACTAAGGCCACTTTGTAGCCCCTCCTCAGCAAGGATTAAAGCCTCTGTACCGCGCTGTGAGCGACTTACAGAAAATACTGCGTTAATGGCATCTTCTGATTCTGAATAGTCAAGCATCTTGCCTAGAGGTTTTTTATTGTCATGCTGACTAAGCAGACGAATAGAGTTAGCATCTGCAATCTGGATAGATCCAGACTCAAAGATAACCTTGCCCATGTTTGTCGATCCTGCTTCAACATTGAGAGGCACAATCTTGCCAGAGATAGTTCTGTTGGCTGCGTCTGCTGTTAATCCAACTGAGAATGTAATTACTTGGTTCATTGCATACCATAGCTTCCATTAGGTGTTAGGTCAGTCATTCCCATAGCCTGTTCCTGAGTAATTAGATCAAGGCTAAGTAATTTCTCTATTACTGCTAATTCTTGCAGTGGGTCTGTGCGCAAGAAGTTCTTGTCAATGTCAAACAAAACAATATTACCGCGAGCAGTAATGTCATCCATTGACAAGCGATCTTCAATGGCACTAATAAATGGCTGTAAGGATAGTGTTAAAAACTGCTTGCGCTCATCTTGCACATTGGCATAAGTCATAGAACTATTGGCATCTGCTGACACATAATAGGCAGGTACATTACAAAGGCGAGCAATTTCAGTTGCAAGTCCGAAAATAGCGTCTGAGTACATCATTTCTTTAGGTGAGAATGAGACTGGAGAATACTCCAAAGTAGAAGTCAAATAGGCAGTTGATCTGTTATTTCTCGCGCTTTTGAAAGCTGAAAGCAATCCTTGGACTTCTTTAGGATCAAGGTCAGCACCATTGTTGCGAATTATTCCAGTAGGCATTGGTTGGGATGCTGACACTGCGCTTGCTTTCTGAACATCGATAGCTGCGCGAATTGTAGAAGTTCCAGTATTAAGAATGCCATCGGTTAGATTTTGGAAAGTAATTAAACTGCCTAATCCGTCCATAGGTAAAGTAATTCCATCAACTGCATAGGATTTTACAAAGACATTATCTCTATCTAGTGTTGCAGTTACTCGACTGTTAGCAATCCACTCAAAGCGAGATGGCCGACCATCCTCTTGATAAACTTCGACCACTTTCCAGAAGGCTTGCCCATAAAATAGAAGTGAATCAACTGTGTAAGCAATAGTTACTGATCGTGGCTGAGAGTATGAAGGTTGGTCAAGCCAAAGAGGACTACCTAACATTTCTCCCGTTGATTTCTTATGCAACATTAAAGGAATTGTGCCGATTGTTCCCGCTAAAAGATTTCTGCATCTAGCTAATGCTGGAACAGACATTGCTTCTGTTCTGCCTACATAGGCGAACTGAAAAGGCATGGCGTAAGGTGAATACTCGCCAAGAACTTGGGGAGCTGACTGAGCTTCTAATAGAGGCTTAGACTGAAGACCAAATGTTTGCAAGATGCGACCCATAGACATAAATGGTAGCACATGTCAAGTATTTGACATACCACCCAAGGTGTGTCTAGGTATAAATCTGAGGTTTAGCAATTGGAATCATTAACTTAGATACAACCATTGCCAAGCCGATAGGAGCAGAGATGTCTCCTGCTGACTTTCTTTTAATAATTCGCCATGCAGAATCATTGACCTTAGCTGCACAGTTATTCATCTGCTGGATAAGTTCTGCCTGTCCATTGTGTACTACTCTGGCATTAACCAAGCCTTCTAGTAAGTCCCCACAGGCTTTATAGAACTGCTGGCCTGAGACATCTTCGACCATGACTCCAGCGTTGGAGAGCCTGTCTGCAATAGTCTGGGTAGCGTAACGATCAAAGGTAACAAGCCTTGGCTTATACAAATCGCACCAGCCCTTAATCGATGCCGCCATTTTTAACTCATCAATGGCAACCTGAGAGCTGTAAGTCTCTAAGATCCCGATGCCAATCCTCCCATCTGGGAGTAGCTGTCCTGCGACCAATGATCCGTTCCTGCGTGAAGGACTGACATCGAAACCGAATACAGTATAAGCCCCCGCAGCCATTTCGAGTGTGCTATCGGATGTATCTTCCAGCACGCCATGAGGCCAAGGACTACTTAAAGAATCAATCCATTGGCAAAGAGTTTCAGTGCGAGTGTTCTCAATCGGCGAAGTAGCAATCGCTTCCTCAATCGCCTCTTCTGTGATGGTGTATCCCAAAGAGGGGTTAGCCAAAGCCCATGCAGCACGATCAGTTATCTTACAATATTGAGGCGCTGAATACTCATAAAATCCAAAGGACTTAGGCGGATAATCTATGGCGCGCTCTCGTAGGTCATTAAGTACAGTGCTGAACGCATCTCCAGCATTACTTGTGAGTAATGTCTGAGAATTTGGGTGCGCTCTAGTCGTAGGAGTAGCAGCTCTAAATCCATCTTCTGTGATTTCTCGTATTTCATCGATGTAGAGCAATCCATTGACACTTCTGCCTCGACTGCCGTCTCTAGTTGCTGCAACGACATCAAGCCTTGCTCCAGATAGCATCTCAATGCTCTCAGTTCCGTTAGCGTGTCGGATCTGTTTAACAAATCCTTTGAGATGGTCATTGGTCTCCAATAGGTTAGTTATCTGTCTGAAGGTGTCTAAAGCCATGCTTCTGTTAGAGCTCATTATCAGGACATTGGTATTCCACTTGATCAGGTGTGCAAGTATGAGCATACGCGCCAAGTGAGTCTTGCCGTTCTGCCGCGCCACAAGAATGAGGTTTGTCTTACGAATCCACATATCTTTCTTGTCCACAGTAAGCATGTCCTTCAACACGAACTCCTGCCACGGCAATAAAGGTATCTTGACAATCTCGCACAAGTCTTTTACATCTTGCAGCTTGTTTTTACCTGTGAGAAGTGGACTGTGAAGCCTCGGCTTAGTTGCCCCTCGTAAGGCTTTGGACTTTCTGGGCTTACTTGTCATTGACTGGGATCAGGGCGGGTCTTAAACGGACTGTCCAGCATCGTCTCGGACTGCATCGGGGAGATATAGTCTAG